AGATCAGTCCCTCCGGCACTTGACCCAATATGGAGATTAGTAGAAGGCGAACTAGTCCCCACGCCCACGAGCCCTGCCGAGGTGATACGCAGGCGTTCGCTGCCGGCCTGATTGAAGATGTAAGAACTTGCTACTGCCTGATCAAATATAATCGCGGAAGAAGTTGTTGAATTGTTCTTAATGGTTAGGTTCTTTGAGGCGCCTTCAGCGACAATCCGCGTATCAGCACCATCTCCAGTAATGCCGACGTATTGAGAGGCAGCTCCAGATCTTGTAAATCTTGCTTCCCCGTTGACTTCCAACGACGCCGACGGGCTAACGCCAACTCCAACCTGGCCACTGCTGTTAATAAACAACCTGCCAGACCCAGCAGTGCTGATGGCTACTTGGTCTGCGCCGGGTGAGTAAATGCCGGTGTTGTTGTCGCCGGTAAATGTAATTGTTGGTGCGCCAGCAGATCCAAGCGGATATTGCGCAATGCTGTCGAATGTTGCGGTGCTGGTTACGTCCAGCGTGCCAGGGACATCAACGTTGCTGGTCCACTCAACGCCAGTGCCGGCAGCGTCGGTTTGGATGAGCTGGCGGGCAGCGCCATCTTGCAGCTTTGAGACAGGCAGTTCATCGGCAACAACGCCGACCCACGTGCTGCCGTTCCAAACTTTCATTTGAGCTGGGCTGACGCTGGTGTCAAGCCATTGCTCACCGAGGTAGTTACCAGTGCTGCCGCCTGACGCGGGAACAGAGTTGGGCGCGGTGGTACCTACGTGGACAGGGCCAACTTTGACGATGCCTGTACCAGCAGAGTCCTTGAAGAAAAGACCGGGACTCGCGGTATTGGTGTTGATTGCAAGCTGACCATCCGCAATGCTGGTGGTCGGACGCTTATTTGCGGTGCTGCTACGAAGATGCTTGTAGGTAGCCATGCCTTAACTCCCACTGGGACGGCGTTACTCAGGCAGTCTACTAATACTCGCCCTCGTCTATCACAATGTCGTATTCGTCGAAGATTTCGGGCAGCGTCTTGTACTGCACGTAGTAGTCAGCGTTGCTGACTTTGATCAGCATTTCGCCTTCAATGCCGCCGCGTGGCAGGTACTCGCCGTTGTAGTTGAAGCCGGACATCAGTAAGTGCCTTCATCGACCACTCCAACTTCCATTAACCCGGTGCTGTTGTTGACCGTGATTTCGGTGCTTTCGAGTACTACACCAACGGTTGAGGTGGTTGCGATTTGCACGCGGCCCCACAGTGTGGTCAACGCAGCTTCGGCGTCTGCCACACCGGTCATGGCTGGCGTTAGAGCGGCACCGTTAAACGTGACGTCGCCAGCGTCGATCACGCTGATGCCAGCGCCAACAATGTTGACGTGAGTCCAAGTCGTACCAGAACCTGGGCTCAGTATCCAGTCGCCGACGTCTAGTGCAACGGCAGGTGCTGGTGATACGCCTGTGCCTGTTGTGGTAACCAGCAAATACAGACCAGAGCTTGCAGCAGTCGGAGGAATTAGAGCAGATCCAACAGTCAGACCTGCTGATGCGCCGTAGGTATTAAGGCTGGAAATTGTGTTGGTGTTGGCGTTGTACGTACCACCAAAACGCAGGTTGGCTTGGGCGCCGAACTCGTTGTTGAGGGGAAGGTAGTAACCCTGTGGAGGAGAGACTTGGCCGACCCAGACGTAGGCGGTGCGGTCGGTGGGGTTGATCCAGAGCTGGCCTGCGAACTCGGGAACTGGCTGGCTGCTGCTGACTTGTGCGATGCCATAGTCAGCAAGTTGCTCTGCCGTGACGCTATTGGCAGCAAGCCGCGCCGATGCAAACGTACCCGTCGTAATTTTGCTGGCGTCCAGATCGGGAATGTCTGTTGCGGACAGTGCCAGTGCAGCAACAATGTGGCCTTGGCTGTCGTAGGTGACCTTGGCAGCGCTTGCCGGGGTGATCGAGTTGCTGTGGTTGAGTGTTCCAGCGCCGTCGACGCCGAGGCCGGAACCGGGCTTGACGACACCGATGCTGCTAGCAGTAGCGACTGGAACGTCAGCCGCGATGATTTGCCGGCCGCCGGTGACCAAACCCTTGGCGTTGTACTGAACGACGTGATAATTGCTGGCTTCGGCAGTGACCGTGTTGTTGATAACGACGGTGTCGCCGCTCATCGTTAGGCCGTTGCCGTTGACGACGACAGCACCTTTGGCGCCAGTGGTTGCTGTTGGGAGGTCGCCTGCTGCAATCGTGCGGTAGGCGACTGCGCCAGCTCCGGCAGTTGGGCCGGCTAAAAATTGGGCGGCAGCACTGGTGCTGTCCAGTGTCGTGTTAATCGTTACGCTGTCACCACTTGTGGTCACTGTGACGTTGACAACGCCAGTCGTGCCACCGATAACAGTATTAATTGAGCCTGCAGCTTTGATGCTGACCCAACTTGTTCCGTCCCAGCAATAGATTTTGCTGTCGTCGGTATCGAGGGCGATTTGACCAACGAAAGCACCACTGGCAGGCAGCGTGGTTACAAGGTCAACGCTGGATTCGTTGGCCAGCTTTGCTGCGGTAACAGCATCGTTGGCAAGCTGGGTTTCCCCAACGGCGCCGTTGATAAGGACAGACCCAGCAATTTGCTGCGATCCAAACAGGATCTTGGCGCCAGGGATAGTGGCGTCAGCAATCAGCGTGACCGCTTTGCCGGTAAAGTCAGTAACGGTAATTTTCTTGGTTTCACTAGCGCTGATATCAGCGACTGCCAGAAAGTCACCTGCAACCAGGTCACCGCTGGAGAGCGCTGCTAATTCGGTGATCCTGAGGTCTGCCATGGTGATGTGCGGCTATAAGTGCTGGTAGGCATGGCCTGACACCAGTTTAGTGTCAGTCGGATTGCTCCAAAAGCAAGAATGACGTGCCATCTTGCTCGAGCTTGAATTTGTCTCCAGATTCTTGGAGCAAATATTCGGTTGTGCGTGTCTTGGCGCGCAGCCTGATAGGACCAGTTGCAACGAAATCGACGGAACTGACGATGATGTTGCCTGATGCAAAGCTTGTAGCGCTAGAGGTGATCAAGCCATCGAACTCCCACCACAATGCGTCATTGATTTGAGCGGAATCAAATGAGCCACCGGACGCGCGTGTACCGGCAGATTTAATGAAAAATTTTGCGTGAAACGATGAGCCAACTTCTGTGCGCAATACAAGCTGCATCAGATAGTTGACCGGCTCTGTATTGCCTTCTTTTACGTAATCCCATTGAGCGGTCAAGCGGCCGCTGCCAGTGATCAAGCTGCTGTATTGCTGCCTGTATTCATCGCTCAATGCAGTGACATCGACCGTTTCTCGCGTTGTATTGATTTCATAGTCAGATACACACCCAAGCAATCGCGCGTCACGATCGCGCACTGTGACTCTGATTGGAATATTGCGAGCAATTGCATTGAGAGCTACAAGGCCGGTACTGGCACCTTCAAGGCTGTCGTCAAAGTTTGTGTACAGACGAATACCGCCTAGTTCATCAATAAATGCGTACCAATTTCCACTTGGTTGAACAGTATTATTCGCCCATCCACTTGCGGCGACGAAATCAAGATTCGTGCCATCTGTTGTGGCAATCTCAACTAGGTCGCCACTGATTAAATAACTGGGGTCAAAATCAAAGCTAAATCGATCGCGAGCGGCATTGACGTCTGACGGATTGACCACAGACTCTTTGCTGCCTTCAAGCGACAGGCGGGTCAGCTCGATATTGCCTACATTGCCGAGGTAGATGCCCATCAGATTGTCACCGCTGTGAGTGCACCAGTGGCTTGGAAGCTGATCTGGGCAGAGCTGACTTCACCAACGCTGGCGCCAAACGAGACGCTGGTGATGTAAGCGGTGAGCTGCACGTCGCTATTTGTGTTGCCGTCCACCAAGCGCAGACGCATTGTGACGGTATCGCTGCTGGATACACCAGCAACACGCAGCACTCTCTTCAGAGCCGTGGCGGCATCGTTGCGGCCTGTGTCGTCTTTGTAGTACAGCAGTGTGGCGCTGCCGTTGAATTCTTGGACGCCTGGCGCGTAACTGCGTTGTGATTCGCCAAGCGTGGTGGTTTCCAGCACTTCAAGAGAGCCGGTCAAGGTCCAGTTGCTGACTTTGATTTGTTCGGTGCCGTCGATCAGTAGGCGACCGTCGCGTCCGGTATAGACCTTGGCCATTAGATCACCGCCACCAGATTCACTGTAACGCTGCTACGGCCGGGTCTCACTGAGCGGATTTGCGGCTCGCTTTCGTAGCGCCACTTTGTGCCAGGTGGCGCATCCAAAGTTGCCGTGCTGCCGTTCCAGCCGTTTCGTGTAGCAGAGGGAAGCGTAAAAGTACGAAGTGTGCCGATGTTTGAGTTGAAGTCGTCGATAAAGAGCTGGGCGTTTGCGTCAGTTACGTTTTCGTAGCTAAGGCCGAGCTTGGCGTTGGTACGTTGAGATCCGTACAAAATTCGGATCTCGGCGCCGGATTGTGAGTTGTAATTTTTGATAGGCCATGCACCAGGGCTGAACTCGCGGCTGGTGGGCGTCAGAGTGGGAAAGGCCATTATTCCAGTACGCGGAAGTTCGCTTCAGTGAGCACGTCCTTAGCCACAATGCTAACGCCAGTGGAATCGACGGGCACTTCTACGGCGCTGATATTTACCAAGCCGTCCTCGTCCAGCGTTAGTTGCTCCACTTGATAGACGGAGGCGCTGGTTTGAAGGCTGAGCAGGGTGAAAAGGCAGCCGCGTAGGGCGGTGTTTGTGACGGTGTTGTTCTGGATCGTGATGCGCTGCTCGGTTACAGCGCTCGTAGTGGGGTTGTAGATCAGGGCGTCGTAACTGCCGTTTGCAATGGAGGTGACGCTGACCAGGGTCCCAGCGTCAGTGATGCCGCCGTTGTTGGTGGCGCTGTAGGTGGTGGCTTCGGTGATGACGCGGATGTAGGAACCGGGTTGGATGCCGAGAGCATCGGGTACGGTCTTGAAGCTGACGGTGTGAGTGAC